TCCCTCGTTGCACGAGAAAGCAGCCCTGACCAAGGTGATGAAGGATTGGTTTGGCCGTAAGTTGACTGACCAGGAGAACAACGGCCTAGACTTAGAGTCGCTGATTGGCCGGCCAGTGACGCTCATTATTGCCCATGAGCAGTCGCAGGACGGCACCAAGACGTACGCCAACATCAAGCTGATGATGCCGCACAAGCATGGTGAACCGCTGCAGCCCTCGGGCCTGTGGGTACGGATGCAGGACCGCCCGGCTAAGGATGACAAGGTCACGACCATCATCCCGGATGGTACGACAATCCGCCCACCTGACCTGAGCAGCACTAAGGTTCACGTAGGCAAGTTCAAAGGCACCGCCATCTCAGAGCTAACCGACTCCGCGGTTAAAGGCTTGGGCGAGCACTGGCTGCCCAAGGCGCAGATCAACGCCGGCAAGAGCCCGGAGGACAAGCAACTCATCGCAGCCGTGATGCAGCGCCTGCGAGAGATCGATGCCAAAGATCAACCGGACTTTGATGACGTGCCTTTCTAATATGAAACCACGTCAACCCTACGTTAAGTTGGTCGACAAGGTGCCCGAGGTAGTACGGATGCGCTCGGAGGGAATGACACTTGAGGAGATTGGGAAGCACTTCAACTTGTCCCGCCAACGGATCAAACAGATCGAACAATCGGCCCAAAAGCATGAGGCAATCCTCAAACTATGGGGATTCCCATTTACGACTCGGACGTTCAACACTTTGGAACGCCTGTCGATCAAGAGCCGACAGGAGGCGCTTGACCTCTACAACACCGGGCACCTTCAACCAGGATCTATCCGCGGCTTTGGATGGATATCCTACTACGAAATCTGTGAGTGGTTGGAAGTACCGACGGATCGTCAGCCACTGAACTTCTTGGTTTGCCCGCACTGCGGTCAAAAGATCTGAACACTTTCCGGTAACCTGTTGTTACCGGTTCTCATGGGAAATACCGGGGGTGCGCATCGGTGGACAAACGCACATTACTTTCAATTATATGCCAGCAAACTCTACTATCTACTTCGACATTGAAACAGGGCCGATGCCCCTATCGGAACTCGTTATACCGCCATTCGTTGCCTCCGACGTAAAACTCGGCAACATAAAAAACCCGGACCTGATCGCCGAAAAAATCCAGCGGGCTGAGGAGACGCACGTATCCGACTACATCCGCGGCGCTGCCCTGGATGCACTATCGGGCCAGATCCTCTGCATCGGCTACCGCATCGACCACGACGTCCCCTCGGTGCTATGCGCCGACACCGATGGCGAGGCCGAGATGCTCAAGCAATGGTGGCGCTTGATTACAAGCATGGAGCGCCAGCCAACGATGATCGGATTCAACGTGAAGCCGTTCGACCTACCGTTCCTCATTAAGCGGAGCTGGAAGTACAAGATCCTGCCACCGTACTGGCTGCGCCAAGGCCGCTACTGGTCCGACCTGGTGGTCGACCTGCGCGAGGTGTGGCAGCTAGGCGACAGTAGGGCGCACGGCAGCCTCGGAGCCATCAGCCGGCACCTGGGGCTCGGCGACAAGTCAGGCAGTGGCGCCGACTTCAGTCTGCTGTGGAACACCAACCGCCAGGCGGCCATCGATTACTGCCTGCATGATGTGAAGCTGACCCAGCAGGTGGCTGATATCCTGATGCCGGCTTACTGAGGGCTGGACACCAATCACCCTGTCAGCTAATGAAGACCCGTCAGCGTGAGCCGTAGGAAGCAAGCGCAGGCACCACAAGAGAGACCATGTTCAATCAACTTTTCCCCGTCCGTACCGTGCAACGTCGCGTCGTTTCTCCGCGAGTTCCTACCACGGTGCGTGACGGGGTCTCTGTTTGAATTATGAAAGACGACAAGAAATCCAGGAAGGCACCGGCCTTCCAGCTCTACACCGACGACTTCCTAGCCGGGACGCTTGAGATGTCCCAGGAAGAGGTCGGTCAGTTTATCCGTTTGCTGTGCCATCAATGGAACCGCGGTTGGATTCCGGTTGAAACCGAAAAGCAACAGCGGTTGACCGGCGGTTGCGTTTCGGTTGACGTGTTGGTTAAGTTCCGGTTGTGCGAAGATGGTTTTCTTAGAAACGAAAGACTTGAATCGGTGAGAACCGAAAGAGGGCTTTTCCTTCAGCAACAATCGAAGAAAGGCCAGCAATCTGCTGAAAAGCGAAGACTTGCTACCTTAGAAAACCAACCGGAAGTCAACCGGACCTCAACCGAAGTTCAACCGGATACCCAACCGGATGGTCAACCGACACCCCAACCGGAATCCAACTCTCCATCTCCATCTCCATCTCCTATAACTAAGATACAGGCGGACAAGCCGCCTCGTGTTCGTTTCCAGAAGCCTACGGTCGAAGAACTGACCGCTGAAGCCATCAAGATCGGCCTGCCTGTTACCGAGGTCGACAAGTTCTTTAACTACTACGAGTCCAACGGTTGGAAGGTTGGTAAGAACTCGATGAAGTGCTGGCCTGCTGCTATGAAGGGCTGGTTGTCTCGCCTAGGTGAAGCATCGGGTCCGGTTGGATGTAAAGGCGCGGCAAATAACGAGGTCGACTGGAGGAAATCGATATGAGCAACGACGTTTTCTATCCCCAGGAGGACGAGATGGGAATGATCGGCGCCTGCCTCACAGGCAACATCGACACCTGTTCCGATGCCTTGGCCGATGTGAGAAGCGACTGGATCCTAAACGACAGCCTCCGACTGACCTTCGATGTCATCCGCGGCATGGTGCAGGAGAATCGCCAGCCAACCCTCCAGGAGCTCGGTAAAGAATGGAAGAAAGCCTATGGCCAACTGCCCATGCCTTTCGATGCCTGGAATCAAGCCATGGAGGTCTGCCCAAGCTCATCCAACCTTCCGTATTACGTCCAAGGCATTACCGATGCCGCCCACCGTCGCCAATTGAGAGACACCGGGGACAGGCTGATCCGTGAGTCCGCTGTGGTGACACTCAAGCCGGATCAAATCGTCTCCAATGCCGAAGCAGGGCTCACCATCGACGTCTCTAAGGAGACACTGCAAACCTCTAAGAAGGTGGCCGGAAACTTCATCGACCAGATGCAGGAGAGGTTTAACCGCAAGGGCACGCTGTCGGGTATCGCCACAGGCTTCCATTGGTTCGATCACAAGACCGACGGCCTCCAACTCCGGGAGATGGCGCTTTTTGCAGCCCGGCCATCCATCGGAAAGACCGCTATCGCCATCGCCATCGCTCACCGGGCAGCCATCCAGGACAAGGTGCCCACCCTATTCGTCAGCCTGGAGATGTCCCAGGAAGCCATCTTCCGACGCATGGTCTCGACCATCGGAAGCATCCCGATGCAGAACCTAAAGAGTGGCGACCTGACCGACGGCGACATGAGGTCCATGACCGCCGCCTCGGCTAAGATAGCCAACAGCCCCCTGTGGTTCCTCGATGGGCCTAGCAGCCACAGCATCTCCAGCATCACCGCTCACGTCAGACGGGCTGTCCGTAAACACAAGGTCCGCCTGGTGATCGTCGATTACCTACAGAAGGTGAAGGCAGCCGACCGCTCAGAGAAGCGCACCTACGAGGTGGCCGAGGTCAGCAGCAAACTGAAGGACATCGCAGTGCAGACAGGTGTAGCCATGCTCGCCCTGGCACAGCTCAACCGGGAATCCGAAAAGGAAAAAGGCAGACAACCTAAGCTAAGTGACCTGGCCGACAGCGGATCCCTGGAGCGCGACAGCGACCTGGTTGCCCTTCTAAACCGTGACAGGACCGAGCCATCTGGCGAGGCTTCCATCATCATCGCTAAGCAAAGAGACGGCGAGTGTGGCCAGGTCAAACTTTATTACGAAGGCAAGTACTGCCGATTCACCGACCCATCACCTACCTTCCAATGACCAAATACGACCTTCACCGCACCAAGCTGCTCAACGAAGCACCGCGGCTAATCCAGTGGGCCATAGCCAAAGGCCTGATGTCCTACCCGATCACAACGAAATACCACGAGGACGGCTCAATCAACCCAGATATCGAGGAAGAGATACACGTCGACCCAGATCAGTATACCCCAGAGTTCTGTCAGCGTGCCTACGAACTCAGGCAGCTAGGCCTTACACTGGATGACACAGCTAAAGTAATTGGTGTATCCAGAGGATCAATCACATACATATTAGCTAAAGGGCATGAAGCCCTACTGACAGCCGATAGAATCAAACACGATTTGAAACAACCATGAATAATCCGACAGCAGCAATCAACATGAACGACCCGTTCATCCACGCTCCACAGCCTAAAGCCATAATACAGGAGCCAACTGCAACAGGCACAAGGCCCTCAATACACGTGAGCCTGTACGCCTATGGTGGCCTCAGTGCTGCGTGCATGATGTCCTGGGTAGACCTAACCGCCACATTCGCCCGTAGCGACAGGCAGACCGATCTGCGCACCATCCGCGAGGATGCTCTGATATCCCGATCACGCTGCAGGGCAACCAAGTGGTTCCTCGACTCAGGCAAAGACGTCTGGGTCCAATTAGACCACGACATCGAGTTCGCTGCAGCCGACGTCATCCGCATGGCAGAGCTGGCCTATGCGCATCAAGCGACCGTATGCATACCGTACCCATGCCGCTCACTGCCGCCCAGGCCAGCCCTACGACCCAACGCCGAGCACCTGCAGGCACTGAAGCACCAAGTCAACAGCGCGGAATGCGCAGCCGAGCTTGTACCGATCACGATGTTCGCATCAGGATGCCTCGCAATCACTCGACGTTGCCTTATGAGCGCACTTGATACGCTGGGAGGGTCAACAGTGCAGAGGCCGCATAAAATCGACTGGTGCGAGGATGTGAAGGTCGAACGCTTCCCGACCTTGTGGATGCCAATGGCCATGGAGTCGCTGCCAGGTAAGCTGGAGTACCTGTCCGAGGACTACGCCGCCTCGGTACGCATGAGCCTGTGCGATGTGAAGCACTTCTCAATGAAACCGAAGAAACAACTCAATCACTGGGGTGAGTATCCCTTTAGCTTTGCGCCTTATGCTGGGTAAGAAGGACAAGAAGCCATCGCTCAACGACGTAGCTTTAAAGGCAGGGACAGACCGCAACAGGGTCGCTGCTGCTCTTCGTGATGACCCCGACTTGCCGAAAGAGTTCAAAGACAAGGTTAAGAAAGCTGTCAAAGCTGTTGGTTATGTTAAACCACCACCTAACCAGCATCCAAACTCCAAGCTGGATCAAGAGAAGGCTGATACCATTGTTGAAGGCATGATACAGAACAAGTCTATTACCACTATATCAAATGAGGTTGGATTAGATGCCCATACCACATCCAAGTATATTCGTGGTGTTAAGGTTCCTAAAGACTATCCAGATAACGAAGAGGACTGGCGTAAGGATGTTGTAGGATTCCTGGAGGTTGCAATATGGAAAGGCACCAAGAGGTTAGCTGAAGAATCAATGCAATTCATCGATGATCGTAGTTTACCCGTAGCGGTCGCTGTGCTTACCGACAAGCTGGCGGCTACCAAAGGCCAGCCTACCAGCATACATCTATCAATGACCGCTTCAGTGAACCATCGTGAGCTAATGGCAGACCTGCGTGACCGCAACGTAACCACCGTGAACGAGGAGCAGATCCCGGACGGTGCGTGACCTTTCCGGGTATGATAAAATGCATTATCAGACCTTGACCAAATCCCGTGACCTTAACCAATGGTTCGATTCAGCCCATTCCACCCCACCGCCAAGGCCGGCACCAAGCAGCCCCAGGCAGACGGGGGGAGGGGGTCAGGCCATCGGCTGCAGCGCCAAAAGGCGACGGGTTCTCTAAAGCGAAAAATATTAACAAATGTCCCTCCCCCTCTGCCTCCTCTGCTCCAAGCCATTCGCAATCCTCAAGCACCACGCCGGCCCTAAACAAAAGCGCTTCTGCACCGAGGCGTGCAACACAGCCTGGTGGAACGAGCAGCCCTTACACCCCGTTATCCCTAAGGTCGACGCCTCGCACCCCCGTGCTGTTGAGTTACGACTGAAGCGCACCCAGTTGGTCACGCTGGAGAAGGCCGACCCGTACACCTACGGCTACATCCCCGACCACTGGGAGATCGGCAACACCGAGTACGCACTCACCCAGGAGCTCCTTGTCTCCGGCGGCAACCGGGCTGGTAAAACGCTATGGGCAGCCCGGCGAGTGGTGCAGACCCTACTAGAAAAGGAGAACGCAGCGGTACTGTGCTGTCACACTAGCCATGCCACATCGGTAACAGTACAGCAGCCAGCTATATATAACTACCTGCCTGTAGCACTACGAGGCACTAAGAAGGGCCGTATACATTACCTCAACTACAGCCGTAAGAACGGTTTCACCGATGGCTCATTCATTCTCCCTAATGGCTCCCGGTGCGACTTTCTGAACTACACACAATCGGAGAACACGATTGAGGGGCGGGAGGCCGACATGATATGGTGCGACGAGCTGGTGCCACAGTCATGGGTTGAGACGCTGCGCTACCGGCTTATTACACGCCGGGGCAAGCTGCTGGTAACACAGACTCCGCTGGAAGGTGTGGCCAGTGTATACAAGGAATACACCGCCGGCTCTGCTATTACGCGCTTTGATGATGCGGAGCTGCTGAAGGGCAAGCAGGCGCTGCCTACATGGCCTGTGGGCAAGGCAGCCAGGACGATGGTGCAGGCCCAGACCAACCGGCGGACGGTATTCTTCTTTAGCGAGGACAACCCCTACAACCCGTTCGATGAGATGAAGCTGAAGCTGGTCACGGCGCCTATGGGCCAGATATTGACCCGGGCCTATGGGTGGGCGAGTGACAACATTGGTAAGGCCTTCGCTAGGTTCAGAGTGGATATCCACTGCATTGAGCCCGAGGCGGTGCCTGCCGGGGGGACGCTGTATATGGTTTGCGACCCTGCCGGCGCCCGGAATTGGTTCTGTATGTGGCTGATGGTCTACGAGAATGGCCGACGGATCGTGGTGCGTGAGTTCCCTGATTATTCCAACTACGGCGAGTGGACATTCCCGAGCGAGAAACACGATGGTAAGGCAGGCCCTGCCCAGACACTGGATGCAGGCCGGTCGATATCGGAGTATCGGAATCTGTTCAGAACCATTGAGGCCGAGCTGGGCTATGGGGAGCCTGTGATGCGATTGATCGACCCCAAGGCTGGCGGTAGCCCGGCGCTGTCGGAGCAGGGCGGCATTACTTTGATCGACCTACTGGCTGAGTCTAGCGATCCCAAAGACGAGGGGATGGCCTTTATCCCGGCTCCTGGCGTGCCTGTGGATCAAAGGACAAGCGCGATCAATAGCCTGCTGTCCTACGATGCTACGCAGCCACTGACCCCGTTGAACGAGCCGTCGCTATATGTTGTGAAGAACTGCAGCAACCTGATCTATGCTTTGAGCGAGCACACAGGCCGGGATGGGCAGAAGGGGGCTAGTAAGGATCCGATAGACTGTATCGGTATGCTTTTGGTCTCGGGTCTTGCTTACGTAGGCAATGGGGGCTTTGATTCCCGCGGCGGCGGTGGATACTAAAAGAAACGACTATGCAAGGCGATTCATACAAACAAGCAACCGACGTGATGGCACGGGTCGGAGATGAGCCCAATGTGTCAGCGCTCACCGAGGAACTACGGCGCAGTGCGACTGATTACGGTACATCGGCCCGGGTAGACCGTGTTGAGTCGGTGCGCTACTGCCGATGGCCCGGTCAAACCGATGACGGCAAGAAGTGGAATGATGCCAACCGCAACAAGCCTGCGTTTCCCTGGGATGGTGCGAGCGATACCAGGATCCCTTTGGCCGACGAGGTCATCAATGGCCTGGTCGACCTCTGCTCAACTGCCTTCTGGCGCTCGATGCTCCGCGTATCGCCCACCAATGTCAGCCAGCTTGACCAGGCTGTAACTGCGCACAACCTGATGGATTGGGCCATGAACGCTCGGATGTACAACGACCTCACCCGGGAGGTCGAGCTGTTGTCCCAGTACTTGTGGACCTACGGATGGACAGGAGTCCACGTGACCTGGCAGCAGGAACTAGGACAAAAAGAGCAGTACCTGACCATGGACCAGATCATGACCCTGGCCGCCCAATCGCCCGAGGGCTCGGTCCTAGCCGACCTGCCCAATCTAATCGCCAACCCCGAGGCCGACGATCAATCAGCAGAGCTGCTGCTCACTGCCTTCCCGAATCTTAAGAAGCGCCGTGCATTGCGGGCTATCCGCGACTTGAGGACTAATGGCGAGTGCTCTTTCCCTGTCCCGACGATGGTCACAAACAAGCCGATGATCGCGGCCTTGTCGCCTTACGACGAGCTGGTCTTCCCGCCAGAGACCACCGATATCCAGAGTGCCCGGGTGGTGTTCCGCCGCTACTACATGACCGAGGCCCAGCTACTGAACAAGGTCGAGACCGATGGATGGGATGAGGAGTGGGCACAAGAAGCCATCAACACGATGGGGCGGTTCTCGGACTACTCCGACTTCACCTACAGTGTCGGCCTGGCTGAGAACTCAATCCTCGACCGCGAGAACCTCATAGAAGTCTGCTACGCATATCAGAAGAGCGTCGATTCCGACGGTGTTCCGGGTGTGTGGTACACCGTTTTCTCACCCCAGGTCGGCGACAAGTGGGGCTACTTCGATTTGTTGGACTATACGCACGGCCAGTATCCGTTCGTTATCTGGCGCTCAGAGATGATTCATCGCCAAATTACCGAGTCCCGCGGTGTGCCCGAGGTGTGCGCCACCTGGCAGCATGAGGTCAAAGCGCAGCGCGACTCCATTTTCGATTACACCTCGTTGACCACTCTGCCGCCCATCGAAGTCCCCAAGACACGCGGAGGTAATCTTAAGATCGGCCCTGCCGTCCAGATCCCGGTGCTTCGCCGTGGCGAGATTGGGTTCCTGCAACCGCCCGCCCGCGAGCCTGGCGTTGCCTTCCAGCTCATTGCAGCCATTGAGGCACAGACCGACCGCTACTTTGGCAGACCAACCGAAAAAGTGGCCCCCGCAGTGACCCAGATGAGGCAGCAGCGCACCATCAACAACTGGCTGCATGGTTGGACCGAGGCCTTCCGCCAGGTGCTATCATTGACTCTGCAGTACGTTGGCCCGGAAGAGATCATGCGCATCACAGCATCTCAAACGCAGGTGCCCGAGAACGCCCAGGACTTCGATGTAATGCTGAAGTTCGACGTCCGGGAGCTTTCAACAGACCTCGTAACCGAGAAGCTCAAGGCTATTTCAAGCCTGGTGCTGCCTCTAGACACTGCCGGCGTCATCGACCGCGCTAAGTTGATCTCTGTGGCGCTCCGGGCTATTGATCCCAACCTAGCCAGCGAGCTGATCATGCAGCAGGGGCCCGCATCGCAGAAGATGTTCAGCGAAACCAACGACGAGATCGCACTCATCAGTCTCGGTAATCCGCCCAACCTACGCGAGAATGACCCCACCGCGGCCATGCGCCTGCAATTCAGCCAACAGGTGCTGCAGAGCAACCCGAAATATCAAGCACAACTCCAACAGGACCAGTTGTTCCAGGCCAACTTGCAGAAATACATCGAAAACCTACAGTTTAGCGTTCAACAGCAGCAGAACGCTGTGACCGGACGCTTAGGAGTGCAACAATGAGAATTTCAGACGCGAAAATCCAAGAGGCCTTCGTTTCAGCCGGCGATAATTCACCGCTAATGGCTGCGTTGCTTCAACTGCTATCGGATATGATTGAGTCCGAGGTGTTGAGCGCAATACAGCCCGATCTAAACGACTCAAGCAGATCTCATAACTGTGGGAGAGCCGCTGCATTAAAAGATTTATTGAGTTACATCGACAATTTGAGGACAGCTAATGGTTTGACTGATCACTCCAACTAGTACCTCTTTGAACAAAGGTTTCTTGGTTGACCTTAACAACCATGGCGCACAATACCCAGCTTGCAGGGTTAAAAAGCATGGACATCCAAACGACACAGGAAGCGACCCTGTCTAAAAACACGGCACAGCCCCCAATCAACCCGATGCAGTTCGACGAGTCGGCGTTGGCAAAGCTGCTGAAGACACGATTCGGCGGGGAGGAAGACAAGGTATCAGCCGTCGAGCAACAAGCGCCGGAGCCCGAGACCGCGAATGCGGAAACAGAGGCCGAGGATGCGGATCCGACCGCAGAACAAACGGACGCTCAGGCCGAGTCGCCTGAGCAGGAGGTTCTTTCCGAGACTGAGAACAGCGACGAGGAATCGTTAGGCTACCGCAAAAGGATCGACAAGCTCACGCGCCATAAGAAAGAGGCGCTGGAGAAGGCCGAATCACTTGAGCGTGAGCTCAACGACACCAAGACCAAGCTGGAGCAGAGTGCCGATAGGCCAACCTCAATGCAGTCCGCTGCAGACCCGTTTTCGGATGTCTGGGAAGTGTCCAAACTCAACGATGAGTGGAGCAAAGCCCGGAATTTGAAGCGGTGGTGCGAGGACAACATTGATGGCTGCGAAATAGAGGGCAAGGAGTACAGCTCAGACGATGTGAAGCAGATCAAACGGCGTGTAGAAGACGCCATAGACCTGCATATCCCATCCAGAGCCCGCTTCTTGGACAACTATCAGCAGATCAAGCCTATCGCCGAGATGCTCTACCCATGGTGGAAGGACCGTTCGGCTGCCGAATACACCGAGGCTCAGGCTGTCATGCGGCAACTGCCGCAGATTGCCATGCTTCCGGAGTACCAGGTGCTGATCGGAGACTTTATTGCCGGGCGCAAATTGCGTCTGGAGAACACCAAGGGCAAAGCATCTGCCACCCGCCCACTGGCCAAGGCACCCAGCCAGCCCGGTCGACCGACCGCAATGCCTGTAAAGAAGGATGCGGCCAAGGTCGGTCTGGATGCTGCCAAGTCGCAGTTCAGGAAGTCAGGAACGGCCACCGAGTTAGCACAAGTACTCAAAAGGATGCTCTAAACCATGCCCCTGCTACAACCCAACCAGGGCGGATCTGTTCCGCTCGCTTCAACCTCCGCGGCCCGCGAAGATCTCGCGGACTACATCGCCATCGTCGATGCGAAATCTACCCCGTTTGTATCGATGTCTCCGAAAGGAAAAGACATCGGAAATATGCAATTTTCTTGGCAAGTAGATAATTACGGCGCTCCCGTGCTTGCCGGTGTAGTCGACGGCACTGATGTGACCGTTGCCAGTGCCTCCAACCCGGTGGTCAATCGGACCCGTCTGAACAACTACGGCCAGGCCTTCCGTCGCGATTTGCGTATTGGCTTTATTGCTGAAACCCAAGATGTCGCTGGTGTTACTGATGAATTAGCTAACGGCATAGCTAAAAAATTGGTTGAAATTAAACGCGATATGGAGAGTACATTTATGTGTACTAACCAGGCCGCTCAGGCCGACAACGGGTCGGTGCCTTACCTGACCGGCTCCCTTGGTAACTGGCTCAACACCACCAATGCCGCCAACATCGGCGCCTGCGCCTCCGGTTCTCCCTTCCTGCCGGCTTCAGGTGCCATCGACACCACGGCTAGTGCCTCATTCACCGAGGCCACAGCCCAGAACGTGCTGACCGCTGTTTACGGCGTCACCGGCACGTTCCGCGACTACGATTGTATCCTGGGTTCCACGCTCAAGCGTGCGTTCACCAACCTCACTGCCAGTGCTACCACTACCACGGTTAACAGCAGCACAATTGCCGCCACCAGCGTCCGCACCTTTAATCAGGATCTCGGTGCCGACACTTTCAAGGCGTCCATCGACATCTTTGAGGGCGATTTCGGTCGCTTAATCCTGCACCCGACCACCTTCATTGGCGGTAAGACCAGCACCTCGCTAACCGCCCAGGCCTTCAAGGGCTACGTCATCCCCATGGACATGGTCGAGGTTCGCTACGCCAAACTTCCCCAGGTCAAGCCGCTGCCCGACGCCGGCGGCGGTCCTGCCCGGTTGATCGAGGCCATCGCCGGTCTGGTTTGCAAAAACCCGTCTGGGTTTGGTTTCTTCAACGGCGCAAGCTAGTCTAATCTCAATGGGGAGGCCTTTCGGGGCCTCCCCCTCTTTCCTTTCTCATGGCTCACAATTCCGTAACGTCCGTCATCGCCAACGCCTTTGACAATATGCCCGGCGAACTGCGCCAGGCCGTCATCAAGGAGTTCCAATCCGGGATCTCTAAGGAGTGGGTGAAGGCCGGCATCCATCAGCAGCGCATCGCCAAGGACTCGCAGGCTGACCGTCGCAGTGTTGACGGCATAGGCCGGCTCCGTATGCGCATCGACCCGACACTTTACCATGCCTGGGGAGCCAAACTCGGCTACGACTGTTGGAAGGATTCTCAATTTTTGAACGAAGTAGAGCGTGACAATCCCGAGGTGCGAGTGCGCTGCGGAGCTACACGCTTGCAGGTTGGCTGGAGTGGTGGCACAAAACAAAGTAGTCAGAAGTTTCCCCTATGAATACCGGATCTAATCGTCAGCTCGCCGGCGAATATGGCGGCAAGTTTATCGACGCATCCTTGGGCACCGTGACTGGCGATTTCATGGAAATCAAAGCCGTTGCCACGACCATCCTTGGTGCCGTCACTTGCAACATTACCAACTTCCCATCCGGCGTTACTGTTCAGGCCGGCGACTCAATCTCGGGCGTGTTCACCTCGGTGGCTGTATCCTCCGGGCAGCTCGTCGCCTACAACCGCAAGTACGTTTGAAATGCGACTAGGACTAGGACTAGGACTAGGTACGCAGGAAGCCCTAGGTGGGGCTGGCGGCGCCGACCTACCTATCATCCGGCGCGACCTATTGCAGGAGGACGACTTCTTTGTCTTCCTTGAGGACGGCACGTCCAAGATCGTCATCACTTTCGGCACTTTCGATTCTTTAGACTTGGAGAACGGGGACTTCCTGCTCCAAGAAGGCACAGGCAAACTCATCATCCAAGCAAACTAAACATTTATGGCAGACACGAAAATTACGGCCTTGGCGGCAATCGCCACCGTCGATCCCGCGGCAGACGTTCTGCCGATTGTGGACATCTCGGATACGTCGATGGCTGCATCGGGCACCACGAAGAAAATCACCAGCAACCAGATCCTAGGATCCGGCGGCACCGCCACCCTCGCCTCCGCCACCATCACCGGCGATCTGACGGCTGCTCGATTGATTGTTACTGGTGGAACGATTCCCGCCAATGGTCTGTGGTTGCCAACAACCAACACGCTGGAGTTTTCTGCAAATAGTCTGGCGCAATACCGCATTGCACCGCTCGGCGTGTTCTCGTGGTACGACGGCGCAGGCGGCACTCGGATGACCCTCGACTCCACCGGACTGGGCGTGGGGGTGAGTCCTTCGTACACAATTCACGCCAAAAAGGTTCTTTCTGGAACTTCTACAACTGTAAACGGACTCCTGTATCTTGAAAACACTGGAGCTGGAAACTCCGCTAAAATTACATTAACTGACGGTGTTAGCAACAATGGCTACATTGTTTACTCATTTGAAACAGGAACTCCGACGCTTGGATTGGGAGTAGGATCTGCACAGCAATTAGTGGTAAACTCCTCCGGCAACGTCGGCATCGGAGCCAGCACGTTTGGAACCTCTGCCGCTAAGGTTCTCGGTCTTGCGAATGCAACCGCTCCAACCACTTCTCCCGCTGGAATGGGTCAGCTCTACGTCGAAGCCGGTGCGCTAAAGTACCGTGGAAGCTCCGGCACAGTAACCACCATCGCCAACGCCTAACCAATACCACCATGACCATCCTCTGGCTCATCGAACGCCTTCTCGTTAAACCCACCGAAGGCACTCTCACCGATGTCGTAATCACCGCCGACTGGCGTTGCAACGGCTCGCAGGAATCGTTCAGCGGCACCTGCTACGGCTCCTGCTCAT